TTTATTCTTTCCAGAATTCTGATCGTGAAACCGCACGCCCGCGTGTATAGCCTTCACGAATTCCGTCTTTGTGTCCAGTCCAGTACCACACAAAGTTAGTCAATAGAAATGCCATGAATACGCCAATGAAGAAAAGTGAGTTCATTAGTTAGTCCAGCATTTTGATTGATAATCGGTAATCAGAGTCCATTGTCCAAGAACATCATCAAATAAAGTTGAGTATTCATAATCAAACTCCAGCAAAATTAACCGTGCTGCCATGAGATTTGCATAGTTATCAAACCAGTAGATGTATTGCTTTGAGTAATCAACCTTGCCTTCGAAGCGTCCGTCTTGTGCTTCCCAGTTGCTTCCCTTGAACTTCATGGATGTTTCGTTAAGGTTTTCGAAATCCTCTTCCATGTCCATATAAACTGCTTTCATTGCGCCCATCTTTAGCCCCTTTTCCCGATTCGTTCGATCGGTTATGGCATTAGTGTTGCACGATATTAGGCTTAGTCAAGCATATTTTGATAACGAAATGATAACGATTCTACCTCGTCAACCGAGTCATCGATTGTCCGTTTTATGTCGATATGCAGGTCATCCATAGCGCTTGCCCTCGACCACAAACGAGCCATCACGCTCGACTGGAACGGTTACAGGCGTAACACGATTACGTTCTACATACATAATGCCGAAACCTTTTTGCCAGTTCTGTGTGCCTGACGTATATGCCATTCCCTTTGAGCCTTCAGCAGTTAAATGACCTACTTCAAAACCCCACAGAGTACGCCCTAATTTGCCCCCTGAAGCCTCTGTAAAGGCTGATATGCCCTGTCTGTGAGTGTGTCCACACACCACGCTCTTACCATGCCTACGAGCCGCTTCTAAGGCTGTTAAACCGCCCTGTGGTTTGATTGCTTGCTGGTCACCGTGAACCATAATCCAATTCTTATTGATCTCATAAGGCTTGCGGTGGAATTTCACACCTATCTCATCAAGACGTAGAAAGTTTTCGTATTCTAATTCAGGCAATCCGAGCAACGCAGGGAGTCTGGAACTGATTGAGTCGTATAGTCGCGCTTGATGGTTTGATCTGACAAGTTGCGTAACCCCAAGCGACCATAGAACTTCGACGCAAGTATCTCTATCACGTCCCAAAGTGTCGACGTATTCTTGCGGCTTACCACGATTGAACTTCCCCAGCATGGGCAAGTCGAGTTCGTCACCGACGCATAATACTTCATCTGGTTTCCACTTCTTAATAAAAGCCGCTATGTTTGCAGTCGCTTTCAAATCGTGAAAGGGAACTTGCAAGTCTGAAATTATCGCGTAGCGCTTAATCGTCATCCTCATCTTCATACCAGTCAGGTTCGGGTATGTTCGGGTTAACAGGATTAGGCAATATCCAATCAGGATAAGCGGTCTTTTCCACAACGATTGCTAAGGCGATTTCGGTTGTGAAACCAGCCTTTTTGAGTCCCTTCCAGAACTCGTTTAGCCCGATGCAGTACGCTTCTAAAGGTGAATAACCCTGATCCTCTAGAACCTTAGTCGCTTTTCTTGCCATGTGATAAGTGTTACCTCTCTAAGATGCGAATAACCGTTTCAACACGCGCTTCTAATGCAGAAATTCTTAAATTAAATTCATCACGCATGGATGATCCACCGTTAGTTTTTAATTCATTGAGGTAATGTTTTACAAGCCATCGGATTGATCCGACAAAGCCTGTAACAATCGAGATAAATGCAACTGCTAGAGCCGCCCAATTAAGGGCGCTCATTATGCTTTAATGCCCATGCTCTGATCTGAAGGATTTAACCAACGGATAATCGGTGGCAGACATGATGAAAGTCCAGCAGCAATAAGCGCTTTAGGATCAGATACTCCGGCTGCCGCTAGAGATAGGACTGCTACAAGAAATGCTCTAGCCCATGAGCCTGCTGCTGTTTTTAGGTCTTTCACTTGTCTGCTCCTAGCATTGGGATTTCGAACCAGCGACCATTCTGATCGCCTGCTTTAGTAAATGAAATGTGGATGTGATGATCGTGGCGATTAATCCCATCGTAAGGACGCCAACTCCAAGATTTCTTAGAGGAGGCGATTTTTCCTGCATAGATGACGTAAGCAATTCGTTCGTCACCTGCTTTGGCGCATAGGCGTATCTGGTCGGCAAGATAAGCACCTGTGCTGGGCTGTGAGTTGATATCCTTATCCACATCAATAGCCCTGACGATTCCGTTAGACGGATCGGGCAAGTGATCACTTGTACCTGCTCGTTGATGCCGCGCATCGCCTATCCAGCCATCAGACTTACGATCACGATCGGGATACGAATCATCAATCATCTCTCGAAGTTGCTGACCAGCCTTGCACAGTAATGGCTTCATTATCCGAGAATAGTTTTTAGTTCATCTTCAGTTAAACCAAGACGTTTAAGCAAAGCAGTTTTTTTAGTTGCCTTTGCAAGTTCCTCTGCTCTTTCATCAGCCTTTACTTGTTCAATTGCTTGATCAATTTCAAGTTGAGTAGGTGCATCGCCATTTAATACATCCCATTTAATAGTCGAGTAATCATCAGTAATGAATGAAAATTCGGCCTCTGGATGCAGTTTTTTAATTGCCTTGACTAAGTAACTCATTATGCACCTATTTCCATTAAAATAATTGTTGAAATTGCACTAGCTTGTTGAAATGATAATGTTCCACTGTTTGCTGTTGATGTCACACATCCTTGAGTTTTGTAAGTAGTTGCTGAGGTCGTGCTCGGACTATCTAAATAAGTTCCAGCAATGTTATCTGCAAACTCCATTGAAGTAGGTGAATTTATATTTGCGCCTGTTGTACCAAGATCGTTTGATGGAGTGTAAATTGCTGTTGCACCTCTTAATAATCTAGATTTCACTGCAATAGCCGTTGAAGATCTAGAAAATAAAACGTTTTGAACGTAGGTTATTAAAATTTTACTAGACGTAGATGAAGGCGTAATTGTTGCAGATAAACCCGAATCTGTGAATGTTGTACTTGCAATAGTTGTTGCCGTTGTTGAAGTGCCTTGTACAACTTGCAAAAGTTTGCCATTATTTGCGACCCAAGCACTCCCGTTATATGATTCAATTGTGCTTGTATCTTTAAGGTAAGACATTTGCCCTTGTTGTGGTGAAGTGACAGCAGCGCTACGAGCTGCGGCAGATGCAAAGACAAGAACGCCTTGCATAAGATATCCGTTTGTGTCTGCTGCTGTTAAAACTTCACCTGTGGTAAAGGTCTTAAAGCCTAGTCCTGCTGCCATTATTACTCCTTAGTAACTGAGAACGCTAGTGTCTAGAATACCGTATAATGCCGAATCCAGAATGAATCCATCAATAATCGGTTCTAAAGTGGTGAATTGAGTTTTCCAAGAATTAGGGGTGATGCTGTGGGCAACCCCAAACACCTGCAAAGTTTTAGTCAAGGCTGATGAGCCTGGTTGTGTGGTTGTGATAGTTACAGGATCAAAGAACTCTAGGTCTAAAGCTGCTGTAATGCCTGCATCGTAATTGTTGGTATAAAGATCAAGGGTGATGGCATCGCATCGAGTGGTGGTTTCTGCTCTCGATGCCACATAAGCCCGAGCATAGTCAAGGGCTACTGCATCGGTTTCCATTAGTAAGTTCTGTTGGTTGTAAGAGTGAATGAAATACTTATCGATTGAAGCCTGATTAATAGCAGTCTGGGTTGTGCCACCTGTGCGAGTAATCTGCGCTGAGTTGTAGATAAGCACATCGTTGAGAAGCCAGACGGCGTTGAAGTAAGAGATGCCTGTGCCATCGTCATTAAATACAACTGGAGTGCCAGTCACGCTGCTGGTTGTAAAGGCTCTGTCCTGAAATACGAACGAGCCTGCTGCATCGACATACAAAGAGCCATACTCGCTGATTTCGACTGTCTGCATGGCTTCTAGGGCTGTTCTAGGGCTACCTGGGTCTGCCTGCATAGTTGTCTGTCCAGCATCGATGTCGCGCATTGAGTTAGGCCATGAAATTGCATCCAGCAGTTTATTGATCCGAGTGCCAGATAACTGTCCTGCCCCTGAATCGGTGACTGTTGCAATCTGAGCATTCTGTGCAAGTCTGAAAGCATCTACAGCCGTGATGGTTGTATAGACAATATCGCCTGTGAACTTAGGAGTTGTGGTTGAGTAGCCTGTAATAAATCCTGAGAAGATTGGATATGTGACTGTGTTCCAAGTGGCAGTTATTTGAACCTTACGCATTGGATTAAGTAAGCCATAGTAAGGACTGGCAGTATTCTGTGGATTAAAGTCACCATTCTGATCCACAATACGAAGGCTTAACTGACCTGTCTGGAATTGGTCTGCCTGTGCGTTGCGACCTCTGCTGGTGTCAATCTTATCGACTTGATTCGATACATCGACAATGACTGCTGATCCATCAGCTAGTACATTTGTGCCAAAAATTCCTGATCCGATAATAAAAGCCTGAGCAAAGGATGGGCCAGTCGAGAAGTTAATAGTTGCATTGATTGTTGGAACTGCCACTAGATAGCCCCAGCGTAAGTTGTTGAACTTCCGTATCTATTGAGGTCTTGAATAGCATTCTGGACAACTGCTGCAATCTGCTGATCGCCAATACCTGTGGCGTTAATAGTGACAATCATTTCCCTATCCATTTTGTTCAATTTGTTACCCAATCCAATATCGCCTAATGCGCTTTGATATGTGTCTGGGCCAAGATAAGTTCCGCCCACATAACTGCTGGCTGTACCAATTTGAGTTTGTAAAGCTTGGCTTGGGGCTATTCCTAAAAGTGTCATAAGTTTTAATTGTTCAGCTGCAATCTTGTCTAGCAATGCTCTAATAGATGCCAGAATGGCTTGACGGAATGCTTCCATCGCATCTGTTGCTGCATCTGTCTTTTTAATCTGTCCAGCAAGAGCAGCGTTCTGGTCTTTAATAGCGATGAGAGATAGCAGGCGCATCTTTGTTTCCCCATCAGTTGCCTGATTCATGGCTGAGAATAACCCAATGCGTTCTACATCGAACTTCTTCTCTAGTTCTTGAAGGGCTAACTGGTCGCCTGTAAGAACTAGTTTTCTGCTGGTGTTGTCATTATCAATCTTAGAAAGAGTGTTCTTAGACTTCTGTAGTTTAAGTGCATCGGCATTGGCTTTGTCAATGGCTTTGCGTTGTCCTGGCGATTGCGCTGGTGTCCCGGCAAGTCTTGCTTTTTCGGATGCACCAATCTTAGATAAGTTAGGCAGTTTTCCAATTAAGCCAAAGACATCGCCAATAAATGTATCTTGATAAACACCTTTTAGTCTGTTAATTAAAGATGCAACTGCAAAGACAGCATTACCAATACTTGTCGCCATGTTTTCTATGGCAGATGTAGTCTTGCCAATTCCATTAGCACCTGAAACTAGGTTGATTGAATCTAGAAGGTCTTTGCCTATAATCTCTGCTGAGTTGGCTAGTGCCACATTGAGAAGGGCAATCTGACCAGAATAACCTTGAACTGATGAAGCTGCTTGACCTGAAAACTTCTCATTAAGTTCGGCCATGATTTTATCCATGTCGCCAGATGCGAGAGTGGCTTTAGATAAGCCTGCACCCAGTCTGCTTAATGATGTTGTCTGCCCTGTAAATCCTTTGGCAAGGGCAGCAGAAACTGCGCCCAAATCTTTTCCTGTGCCAGCACTTATGTCTAATGCAAGACCTAAAGCGTCTTGTGATTTCTTGACATCGCGTGTAGCTGTCAGCAAGGTCTGGAATGCAGGTCTTAGATTGTCATCTAGTACGCCAGTTGTCCGCTGTAAATCTCCGATGAACTTTTCTACACCAATGGAAGCGAAGGCATTACCAGTATTGGCTAAAGCTATTGAAAGAGATCGTGCGGCTTTTTCATCTTCTGCAAAAGCTTTAACTGCTTTTTTACTGTAATTGACTAATGCTGCTGCTCCAAAGGCAATACCAAAAGTCTTTGCTAGATTTTTGACACTCTTATTTAATTTAGTTACTGCATTCTCGGCTTGCTTAAAACCTTTAGCATCAAATTTTGAGCCTAAAACAATCTCTGCTATTCCCATTAGGCTGCTCTCCTAAATGCTGTTTTTTTGCTTCTTGCCATAAAAGTTGTAGTTGCTTTATCAATGGCTCGCATTGCTGCGCCTTCCGCTAATCCTCTAGATTCAGACCAAGCGCGGTAAATTAAACGACCTCGACCTTTAAGGCTTGACACAATGGGTGGCAAGTTATTGATGAATTGCTCGCCTGCTCGCGGATTAGAAGAGTGTGAGAAGCGATGTCCTTTAGCGCCTTTAGGGCCGACCCAGGGCTGACCCTGTGGGTTCTTAACGCCTGCCTGCTCATAGATAGCACCAGCAGCAGTTTTATTGTAAATTTTAGCCATGCCAGTAAAGCCATTTTTGTTTCTTTTTGTTACACCTGTTGAAAATCCAATGCCGCGTCTTATTGCTGCTGAATCATATTTAGGAAACTCAGCACCTGTAGATTTGCTATCGCTCCAATTGGTCATTGGATTAGATTCGACATAACCCCTAGCTCTTCTCACAACTGGAGAAAGGGCTTTGCGAAGTTCTGCTTTTAGTTCTTTATCTAAATCTGGAGCGAATTGGCGCAATGCCTTTCGTAGATCAGAGTTACCTCTTAGTTCTACGACTGGCATCTCTGATCTCCTTTGCTTCATCCTGTAGAACCTTAATTAAGTTCTTCAGCATTACTTCATCTAAATCTAATAATTGTTGTGGCGCGATCCCGAGTCTGACACTTAATTTAGCAATCAGATAGGTGATCGAGTCGCGCCCTAAGCCAAAGGGTCATCATCTAGCACCTCGACCAAAGTCAAGGTTTCGATAAATCCTTCTCCAAATGGCTTAACAGTTTCACCCGAACGGCGGATACATTCCCAGGCTAGCCAGAAGATGTCGCTCTGCTTCTGATCTTCGATAAACGCTTTGTGAAAACCCTTCTTAGCGTAAATCTCAAAACCATACTGCACTAATGGAGTAATTGGGTATTCGCCAACTGATCCATCTGCCCTTGTTACTTTTAACTTTGCCATGCTGTGCCCCTTTGTTTAGTTGTTTAGAAAGTACCTGATGTGGCTACTGCAACTGTTGAGTTAGCAGTAAATGTGATTGACATTGTTCCAATATCGCCAACAGCACCGTTGATGTCTGTTGTGTTATTGACTAGCAATGAAACTGTGTAAAGTGGGTTTGTAGCAGATACTGCTGTCCCCTTTGTCTGTAGGAATACGCAAGTTACTGTTGTTCCCCATGCAGCTTGAAGTGTCGCAAGGACATTTGCTGATGCTGTGTCATTAAGGAAGTCGATTGTTACAGTTGATGCTTCCAAGCCCTTTACGAACTTGTGTGAGTTATCACCCATCGCTGTTACTTCGAGTTCATCAAATGTACGATTGATTGTTACTGCTGTTACATGGTCACTAAGATCAACTGTGTTAATCTTAACGCCGACATTGTTATTCAGAAATACAGCCATTAGGATTATTCCTCGTCTTTCTTAGTAGATGCTGGCTTTGGTGCTGGTGTACTAACCTGCCCGATTTTCTTCAGGAAGGCTTCGTTTTCTTTTTCCCATTCGGACATTTTAGCTCCAGGTTGTTAGAACGGATAGTGACATCTCACAAGTAAGCAAGTCACCAGATGCTGCGTTCAAAACGCTTGGCTGGCTAATTGCTCCCACATTATAGGTCAATGCGGATGCTGCGAGTTTATTGAACACGCCAACTAAGGCTGTTTCAATTCCATTGAGATTGCCTTCATTATCAAATAGCGGCACAGTAATAATTATCTTAAAGTTCGCTGTAGGTGCAATCGTGTTGTGCTGGTTGTTATTTGGTTCTAAATATGGATCAGAAGGCGCAACGATTACTGAGTTGGCCAAGACTGTTGCAGGTGGGAAAGCAAAGACTTGCCACACCGCGTTATCAACTAAAGCAGTTGCAATCGTGGTTCTAAGAGTAGTGAGCGCAACTGGCATGGCCTACCCAATAAGCGATCTTGGATCGAGCGCGTGGGCTATAAGCCCTCTGATTTTTGCGAGGAGCTGGGCGGACATTCTGTATGGTGAGGGCTGAAAATCTATTGTGTTAGCACCATTAAGAGTTGTTGTGCGAGCCTGCCAGATTTCTACGCTTACCATCAACGCCGCATTTTGCACAGCTGTGTCTGTTGTCCAGTCTGTGTAAGTTTCCCCAGTTACTGTGCCATAAGGCTCGATAGGGTGTTTCTTTGTTGTAGTTGTGTGAGTTGTTGCCATGCTGATGGAATAAGTATCTACGGCTGTGATTGTCTTTGATCCATTGAACTTTGTGCCAGAGTTGGAAATAGTTACAGTTTGACCTACATAAAAAATCTCTAATACTTCAATGTCAAAATATAAAGTTCCTTCGCCAACAATGTTGCTGTGTGCTATTGAGAACCATTTAGGAGCCCATAGCATTGGAAGTAGGACTGCATCTGATGCGTCACACACTTCCTGCAAAACGGCATCTGTGTACAACGTACCGACTCCAAGCGTTGTGCGGAGTTCTGAAACAGTTGTCAATGCCATGTGCAATCCTTTCTAAAGACTGGGAGTGGAGCAAGGGCTGCGCCCCACTCCCAGCGACTTAGTTTCTAACTTATTAAGTTAGGTTGAAACGGCGTAGGCCACCTGCAAAGACGGCTTGCGCTGCGATATAACCATAAAGTGAAATTTCAATCTCGCCTGTTGTTGGCACGTTAGTTGCCAATGTTAGAGCAGGAGATTCAAAAATTTCGATTGAACGTGGCTCGATGATGAATGCTGACTCATCGATTGAAGTTGAAACCATGTTTGGATCAACATAGTAATCAAGACCAAGCACGTTGCCGCGGATTGATGTTGGGTTTGCAGTTCCGCCAGCATTCATTGTTGTTGGCTGAGCATTGTAAATTGGACGACCAGTTGTGTCTGTTGCGCCGAGAAGCGTAGACCAGATGGAAGTTCCTGAAACGAATGCACTAGCTGTGCGCTTTGTTGCATTGTAAACAGCTGGTGACTCTGTTGATACGAATGAAATCAAGCCAGCAGAATCTGCTGCTGTTGCTGTTGCCTGTGTTCCGCCTGCTGTGATTTGTGCAATTACATAAGCATCAGTTGCCTGAGCATAGCCATCGCGGAGATTTGCCAACATGATTTCATAGAAGCTTGGATCGCTGCGATCTAAGAGCTCAACGCTGTAGCGCTGAAATCCCATTTTTTTGATTACAGTTGCATTTACATAACTGGAAGTAATCGCGGTTG